GACGACCAGATTGACCAACTTCTCTAATACTATTACTATATCTTTGCATCCATGTCGTAATTCCAGTTGAAGTTCTAGCTGCATTCTGGGTTGGTGTGCCGGATGGTCTCAAATTGGACAAGTTAATACCAACGCCACCTCGACGTTTGGAAATGTTGACCAGTTGTTCGTCAATTCTAAGAATCGAAGAGTAGGAATCTTCCGGTGATTCAAGAACGTAGCAATTGGAAAGGGAGATAATCTGGAAAATATTACCAATCCCGTACATTGGGCTCCCTTGTGGGACTATATAATTGAATCTATCGAACATATTAAAGATCCCTTCTTCTGTTAAAGGGTCTTTAAACTTCGACTTTTCGATTCTTGCGAATTCTCTTGCTAATCTTCTGTGTAACTTTTCTGGTGTGTCTTCTAAAATGTTGTTTTCGTTGTCTCTTAGGGCATATTTATCTAAAAAGACCTTAGCGGCCAACTCGTCACCCTCAAAATATTCTAAACTTTTCTCGTATGCTTCATCATATGTAAACCCGCAATTTGTCTCTGTCATGTAATTTCTCCGTACAAATAATTTACCCTAAATCGAACTGATTTCTATAGATAAAATTTTCTTTAGTCGCAAACCATCTATTATAGCATAGTAAAAAATTAATTGTTTTTTCTCGCTATGTTTTTACATATTTCTATGAACCTTTTTTGTGGTAAATTGTTCTTCATCTTATTGATGTCTTTATGTAAAATTTGTACGTTATCGATAGTATATCCTTTAGAGTTATCAATCCTATCTATGGAAGCGGTTTTCTTTTCGTTGTCAAGTGAAAAAATAATATCATCACCTGATAATTTACATTTTTTATTTTGATTTAGAAACATTTCCCATATCTGCTCTTTGGTTATTTCAAATTCCAAACCCCTCTTCCTCGCGCCACCCTTCACAGACGACCAATATTTTCCGCTTATATCCTCGTACCCTTTGGAGAATCTTTCTTTTGTCTTTTCCCTTCTGAGGCAACCGCAAGATCTGGTTCTACCAGAGGAAAGTTGTCCCGCTAAAACCTCAACCTCATGCCCACAATCACATACACATTTCCACGTTACACTGACACCATTGGTGTGCTTTCTACCCTCACCCTTCTCAAGGCATAGCAACTTCCCAAACTTTTCACCAGACAAATCTTTATAATTATGTTTCCCACAAGATTTCGTACACCCAGATTGTAAATTGCTTCTCTGTACGACAACTTCCTCCCCACATTCACATTTACATTTATATTTCACCGTTCGACCTATTTGGGGGGTCACCCGCTCTAAAACAAGTAATTTACCAAAAGTCATACCACTTAAATCTTTAAATCTCATAATCTACCTCTAAAAGTATTTATAGAATCATTAAACAAAAAAAGACTTTTATTAACAATTTATAGTAAAAAATTTAATTTAAAAAAATCCTCAAAAACATAAGTATTTAAAAGGTTAAAAAACTTATATATTATGGCTGATATCATAAAATTCGAAAATAGCACAATTTTTACGGGCGTCACTTCAACGGAACATTACATGGTTGCAGAACTCCACGGAAAACAGATCGCAATTCCAGTTTATAAGTTCAGTTCTTCCACACCAGATATAAGTCTTTTTGAATTACAAGGTTCCGAATTCATTCTAAAGAACCCTACCTTCTACAATACTGCTACTGCATATGATGTGGGGGTGTCCCTGAGAGTTAATGGGGAAGAGTTCGCAGTTCCAATCTACAAAGTCGATCAAGATGATGATAATTTCATCGATTTAAAGTTCATCGACCCAACAGTAGTCTCCACTGTGGATACCCTTTCAAGCTTTGTCTCGATAAACGCTAACGATGATTTTTATGGTATGCCGCTTTATAGCTTCTCAGGCGAATTTATGGGAGATCAAACCTCACCAGCAAGTGCTATAGATGTCACAACCACTCTAATACACAATTTGGTTGAAGATGTGACGGAAGATGAAGGCGCAACCCACCTCAACTCGAAAATAAAAACCTATTCGAAGTTAATTGAAAGAGTTAAGCGCAACTTAGGTTACCCTAACATCAAAGTTAACATTTGCGATGAAACTATTGTAGATTTCATTGATCAGGCTCTTGAGTACTACACTAAATACGCAGGCTACACTGAAGAGTACTTGGTATTTAACACAAGCCTTTACAAAACGGGTTATGGTATAAAAATGGACGATCTTTTCTCCATAACACCTGAAATGAAACAAAATATGGATAGTCGCCAAGACACCCCATCCTTTGACTATGATTTAGGGGATCATAGAAAAGTTATTGACGTTTTCGGATTCGAGCAAGGTGAAGGTGTCGGTATCAACACCCTCTTCACACTTGAACAGGCTATGGTACAACAAACTTACTTCGGATACATGCTTGGTAGCACGGGCTTTGACCTTGTTACGTGGGAGGTTCTAAAAGGTTGGTTAGATACGAGAAAGAAAGTTCTAGCTCAAGTTCCTCTCATTAGATTCGACAACAAAACTCAGATAATGAGGATTCTCCCTGAACCGTACGTTAATCAGCGGTACACAGGTGTGGTGGGATGTTACGTTGAGAGGCGTGTGAGAGATCTAATTGCGGAACCGTGGGTGAATGAGTATACTATTGCATTGACATGTGTCGCCCTTGGTCGTATTTACGGTAAATTTACAAATATGGCATTACCTATTGGTGGGGGGACTATCAATTACAGTGATCTACAGCAATATGGTCTAAAGAGAAAAGAAGAACTAGAAAGAGAACTCTACACCGGATACGGATTTGCGGAAACGCCGCCGCCTATGTTCTTCGTCGGGTAATGCTTCTTAAAAACGAAGGTGCCGCAGTCCCATATTCTATCATACCCGTTAAGTTGCATATTTTCCCACTCGGTCAATTGCTCGTCAAACGACTCTAACTTCTTATGTAAGATATTTTTACGAAAATTGAATCTGTGGTGTCGTTCATAATACCCATATTTAAAATACCAATAACTAGGTCTTGATTCATGTGACATATTGAACCCTAAATTATAATAAAGGCCCCCACTCGACCACCTTCTATCCGCATAAGTGGTTAAACTATTCGGTGAATACTGCTTCTCAAAATATTTTAAAAGTTTACTTGCTATACCGACAACACTATGATTTATGGACGAACAAAACCTTGAAAGTTCCCATTTATCTTCACCTTTAGTGTTTAAACAGACTCTCCCCTTAGAAAAGGTCATTACAGAAACCAATTCTCCGTTAAAAAAAGCACCAAGACATACCGAAGATCTGTCGTCGCCTTGTAAATGGTTACATTCTAAAAAGCTTTTCTTTTGTTTTTTGTCGATCTCTCTGACTTCACATTTCCTCGCATATATCTTCTTTTCACTCTTCGAAATAAAATTGAGCAACTTACTAAAAACGATATCACGATGAGTTATCAATTCATCCTCGAATATATGAATTAATTTAATACCCTTTTCTTCACAACATTTCAATTTATTCAAGTGATATTTGCTATCTTTACCACCACTACTTTCTGAATGCCAATAAAGTCCATTTATCTCGATGCCTATATTAAAATCCTCTAATAATATATCAATTTCCAGTGGGTTGATTAATGTTCTATCATTCTTCTTAACTTTAACACCATGTTGTTCTAAGAATGTTACGACATCACTTTCCAAATTGGATTTTATCTTCGGATAACAACTTAAACATCTAGGGAGTTTCCCTGAATCTATATACGCTTCAAAAACATCACCACAGACACTACACTTCCAAGGATATGGTTTACTTTTACCCCCCTCATATTCCTCTATATTGAATAAGGGGGTGGCAACCTTTTCGAAAAGGTCCATCTTCTTAAAGAAATCTTTTCTTTTTGTTGACGATATTTTATCTCTTACAGGTTTCGATTTAGCGGGTGTTATATGTCCATACCTTTTTAGGTTTGTTTTAGTTCTTTTCTCTTGAATAGATTCCCAATCCAAAGATTTTAATATTTCCCTATTTTCTTCAGTAGCAAGAAAGGTGTTTTCACTTCTCGATTGGCGTATCTCTTCTTTCTGACTGATGTTTTCAACCCCGTGTCTCTTTAAGACCGTCTCAACTCTCTTTTTGTTTATATCCTCCCATTCGCTATCCGTCTTTTCGGATAAAGTCTTTTTAATGCTCGCTGACATCTTCTGCTTCACACCCTCATGAGCATTAATACATTTATTCGAACAAAAAGATGCGTATTTCCCTTTAGAGAATGTAGTGGGGGCACCACACGTTTCACATTCCCCCTCACCCTCAACTTTCAAATACCTATCATAGTAAGTTTTAAAATCTATATTGTGAACTCGTTTTACGTGTCCCGATAAATGAGCTAATCTCTCGTAACTTTTCCCACATATTTCACATTTCATATGATCATACACCTTTCAAAAACGAAACCCGTTTCCTTCATAAGTATTTATCACACATAGAAATTATTTGCAAGAAAAAATAAGCTTAATTGCTTAAAAGGAAGTCTAAGTACTCTTCAACCTTATGGTAAAGTTCAGGGTTACCACGTTCTAACTGAATTAAGAGTTGGCCAACGGTCATATTTTGAATCTCTTCAGGGTATTCATCGTGGTGTTCTTTGATCGGTTGTACGCTTTCGTATAAATCACTTAGTTTGTGGTCGTCGTTGGTTGGCATAATAAATTTTCCTTTTAACTATTTACTTTTTTATAAAAGAAAATAGAGATTTCCCTACAAAAACATTATCACAATAAGTAAATATTTTCATAAGGTGATAATGTAACATGAGAGATAAATCAAAATATGAAATAATCTTTAAAGAGGGGAAAGCTTTTAGAAACAATAGAGAATTGGCAGAAGTCAATTGTGAATATTGCAATGAGAAGGTATATAGAGCTAAAAATAAATCTGTATATAAAAGAAAAAATTTCTGCAATCAAGTTTGTAAACAAAACTATAATAATCCATTAACAGCAAAAATCATGGACCATAAAGACACCCCCAATTTCAACTATCTTTTAGGGTTAATAGCATCCGATGGTTATGTTAATCGAAAAAAGAGGGGTGAAACCGTAGTACTAGGTTTTGGATCTAAATATCCAGATGAGTTAAAGCTATTAAAAGAGTTACAGTCGTTATATGGAGGGAGAATACATAGTGGATCTAATAAATCAAATTACATACATTTAACAAATCACAACTTTTATGAATATTGTCTTAGTATAGGATTATCGCCTAAAAAATCTTTAAGTCTTGATGTGACAAAATGGTTTTCGGGGTTATGTGAAGAAAATAAATGGGCTTTCATAAGAGGATGTTTCGACGGGGATGGTTGTTTTACTCATTTTTTTAATTCTTTCGGAAGATTTGAAGGGAGAGCAAACTTCACATCTGGTTCTGAACCTTTCGCTAAGATGATTCATGATTTTTTAAAATTAAATACAAAAATTAATAAATATAAAAACAATTACAACCTCAATATAAATTGCAGTAACATCGAAAAAACATTTAGTCCTATGTATAAGAACATTGAAACTGAATTATACCTTGAAAGGAAATATTTAAAATACAAAATAATAAGAGACTATTACTCAAATATATAAATATTTAAAGCATGAAGAAATTTAAAAAGAATTGCGGTAGTTCAAGGTTTGCCGATGTAGAAGATCTCAATAGCGATATTAAGCTTCAAGAGGATTTACTCGTTGAAGCTGTTGATTTATACGGCACCAAAGTGTCATATTACGTTCACGGTTACAGTTTAACCGCTCATGACTGGTTGTATAGCGAAGATGTAACGGCCCGATTCCAAACTCCACAAGAAATGGTTGTATTAGCGGAAATGAACCAAGATTCCTTACTTTTAAGTAAGTTTGGAATCATGAATGATGCTGATTTGACGGTTATCATACCAATCCGCTCCTTTAATGAACAATTTTCAGCTACACAAACGTTCCCCGAACCGAAATCGGGTGATTTAATAAGATTAGATGAATTAGGTATGATGAGACCGGGGGGTGGATGGAATTTCTTCTATTCTGCTGAAGAAATTATACAGGAACTCTCAGGAATTAAGAAATGTAAGAGTCCCGATGAGTTTAATGATGCTTTTACAGATTATATGTCCGCATATGAAACTGAAATGCAAGATTGGTTGAGAACAGCCCCCGTTTTCGAAATCACAGAACGTCGAGATTTGGCTCCACAGTTGAATATAAATAGACTTCAGGGTGTTTATGCATGGCACATCAAAGCGAAGCGTTACGACCATTCTTATGAGCCTGAAGCGCCATTTGAAGGTGGTCGCGAACAAGTGTCAGACGAAACATTCTTCGGGAGGTTGTCCGGTGGAGAGAATCCACAAAGTCCTGATAAGAAATATGATCAAGATGGTCAAACAGACGCTGATGAAAACTTCAATTATAACGAAAATGGGGATTTAGACAGTGTATATGGCTCATACTAACCTAACATCATATCTTTTTCAGTTATAATCTTGAACATATACCCATTCTTTCGAGCCCACGCATCAGCCGCTTGCCATTTTGCTTGGTTTATTGCCCAAGTGTAAGACTCTTTGAGGAAGGTTTTCTCCCTTTTCCTTGGTGTCTTTTCAGGTTTTAAAGTTTGTCTAAAGGGTTTGATCTCAATGAGATATTTAATAGCTTTCCCATTAGAATCTGTGAATGTGAAGTTAACATCAACGAAATAACGATGTACTTTATTGTCAGCAGGACTTTTATAGGGTATCACAACACTTTCACTGCCCCATTTCGAGACTTTCGGACTTTTATCTAACAGATAAAAAACTTTCTTCTCCAATGAAGATCTATATACAATAGGATATGAACCAGTATATTTTTTCTTGTTTAATGGTTCGTAAATCCCTTGGGTGTAGTTTTTGTGTCCCATTTACTGAGGTGGAGCCTGTGGCGCTGGTGCTGCTGGTGCTGCCGCTGCTGGTGCTGCCGCTGCTTCTGGTGCTGGTGCTGCCGCTGCTTCGCCTCCTTCTGCGCCTTCTGGTGAAGGGCCAAATTCTGGTATTTCGCTGTCACCACCTAAAGCTCCACCACCACCTGCTAATTCTGACGCAACGTTCTCAACCGCTGCGGCTTGCGTCTTCCAAGCAGGACCATTAGCCAGAATCTGCTCTGTCTCCCACTGGAATGCTGCGTCTCTTCTTCTCCATTCTCTGTTTCTCGCCATTTCGTCAGGAGAAAGGTCGAGATACTTCTCTTGTGCAAAAGAATTGGCAATACCTTCATTCTGAGACATGTTATTGAAGTTATTATACTTAACATCAAACACCTGTTGCTGTTTGAGCATCATGAAGAGGGTGGGTGTATTGAATTTCAATACAATATCACGTTCTGTTATTTTATATTGACTATAAAGGTTTCTAAGCTTTAAATGGGTGATGAACGATCTCTGAATTCCCGATGCAAACTGATTCTGCATACGAATTAAGAATTTAGCGAACTTCAACTCTTCTCTAGTGATATCTGTACCGTCTTTATACGAATCTTCAGGGTTTAATCGTGAAACTGGCACTTTCATAGCCTGATAAAGCTTCTTAACAAAGTAAAGAAGGTCTTCAATCTGACCAAAGGTGGCATTAGTAGTTAGAGGTTGTACATTTGTTCCCTCTGTGCCTTGTCTCTTAGCAAACCAATAAGAATCAAGGTATGACTGAGGTTCATATACGTTAGTAACACGACTTGACGATACATCGTAAGTCTTTTTACTCCAATATTGCTGCATGAGTCTCTTTAGGTAAGCTTCAGCCTTCGGAGGGTTCATATTACCCGTGTCAACATTGAAAACAAGCTTTTCAGGGGCTCTTACAAGCCTATAAATGATAATACTGTCTTCGACGAGTGAAAGTTGCTTATATGCTCGTCTAGCGTTCTCGATATAAGGTAATCTTATCGACTTATCTTCATTCCAACGACCAGAATGGATATATGTGACCTGATTCTTACTTAAAACGATGAAACTGTCCTTCTCAATCATCTGGGTCTTAGGGTTGATGACAGGTTTTCTAAGTAAAAAGGCTTTTATTTCATCATTACTTACGTTATCATAAACAGGGTTGATTAATTCGGTTGGGAGTGGGGTGACGCCAATGATACCGTATTCAGGATGAGATTCCGAAATAATGTTCTCAAAGAAATATTCCCCATCGACAACGAAACTTCTGAAATACTCCCATCCTCGCTCTCTAAGATCATAAATGTCAATGAATTTATCGAATTCTTTTTGAATTTCATCTTTTATGATAGTGCTAAAATCTTCATTCTTAATTTCAAGATTGACGATCTTATCATTCTCATCTTCGACGATAACTTCATCACATATTTCGTCAATACAGTCGTTTAACTCCGCATAAGTAGACATTCTTCTGTAATCTTGAAGGCGTCTAACCTTATCCATCTCAACATTGGCGTACATCAACTCATGATAACCCTTATTCGAGAAAATAGTCCCGAATGCGGTATCATCCGTTTGTGGTTGCTTGAAAACGGACTGTTGAACAACTCTCGACTCACGATCAACCGACAAATCACTAAAAGTTTCGAATTTGGGGTTGAGTTCGTTGATTCTATCGATTAATTGGTATGAAAAGGGTAATCTAGCGACAACGGTACCGATAAAACTTTTACCTGCCGATGATGTCGTTGTCCTCGATGATGGTATACCTGAAATTCCTTGTGGCATTATGTCTCCTTATATCTATTATATTAACTATTTATCAAATTTCAACAAATTTACTACGGTTCTTTGACTTCAATGCCGTCAACCCATTCAAATTGTGGTTGTACATACGTATTGTACTCTGGCATCGTCGAAAGATATGGATTGAAAGTCGGAATAACCGAATCCACAACCAAATTACCATATCCAGCTTCATTAACTCCGATAACGGTCACATTACCTATCGTTTGAGGTTCAGGTAGGGTGAATGTGAACGCATTATCACTTAAAATTTGAAATCCTTCTACACTTAACCCTGTGAATGCAGGGTATGTGGCACTTAGTTTCGGGAAATCAGCGAAATAGTCCACCTCGTAAGC